TCTCTCCTTTATATAATACCTTGAAATAGTTGTCTATCTTCTTAGATAACCAGTTTGCACTTAATATAGCAACTTCACTTGCCTTTCTGAGTCCTTCTCCACCCATCATACGAATATACATCCAACTGATAGGTAATATAGACGCACTACCATATGGTGCTGCTGATACTCTTGCATGTATATAAGGTGCAAGATACTCTGTTGCACAAATAGGTCCGACCCCTGGTCCACCACCTCCATGTGGTATGCAGAATGTCTTATGTAAATTTAGGTGCATCACGTCAGCACCAAATTCCCCTGGTTTTGCTAGTCCAACCTGTGCATTCATGTTTGCACCATCAATATAAACTAATCCACCAAACTCATGTATAATGCCACATATCTCTCTAATGCTAGTTTCAAACAATCCATGTGTTGATGGATATGTCAACATACACGAGGATAACTCATCAGCATGTAAGCATGCCTTTATTCTTAGGTCATGAATATCCACCGACCCCTGTGAGTCAATTTTTACTGGGATAATTTTTAACCCTGCCATGATAGCAGAAGCGGGATTTGTCCCATGAGCAGACTCTGGTATTAAACAGACGTTTCTTTTATCGTCTCCATTATCTCTATGGAATGCCTGTATTGCTAACAGTCCTGCATACTCACCCTGTGATCCTGCATTGGGTTGTAATGATACAGCATCAAATCCTGTGATATCAGATAACCATTTCTCTAAGTCCTTAATTATAAGATCATATCCCCTATGATGTGCCAAAGGTGCGAAAGGATGTATTCTTCCAAACTCTTCCCACGATACAGGCATCAGTTCTGATGCTGCATTCAATTTCATAGTACAACTGCCGAGTGGCATCATACCATGCACCAATGAATAATCCTTAGATGCCAAACTATGCATGTATCTCATCATGTTAGTTTCGCTATGATACTTATTAAATACTGACTGCTGTAACCACGGTTTAGTTCTTTGTGGTATGCTCATCCAATGATAGTGCTTATAGATATCATATACATGGTCGATAGTATCTGCCTTATTTTCAAAGTCTACCTGTGTAGAGACTATTGCTGCTAGTTCTGGTAGTGTTGATCTCTCATCAATAGACAGGATGTTCCATCCATCTTCATATCTGATACTATAATCATCTACAAGTTTATCAGATTTCCACCTTACAGTATCAAATCCTTCACTATCATCAGTTTCATATCCACACCATTTCAATGCTGTTAGTAACGTTTGTCTATATCTTAATATTCTATTTGCTATTCTTTTCAGACCTTCGCTCCCATGATAAGAAGCGTAAAACCCTGCCATATTTGCGAGCAATGCTTGTGCAGTACATATATTTGACGTTGCTTTTCCTCGTCTTATGTGCTGTTCCCTTGTTTGTAGTGCTAATCGTAGTGCTTTGTTACCTTGACTATCTACCGACTGCCCAACAATACGTCCAGGAATCTTACGTTTATATTTCTCAGTGGTTGCAAAGTATGCTGCATGAGGTCCTCCAAAACCCATAGGGATTCCAAACCTCTGCATACTACCAACTGCAACATCAAACCCCCACTCCCCTACTGGTTGCATCAATACCTGACACATAGGATCTACAACTGCTACCTTTGCAGTACCAAATACTTCTGCACACCTTAATAGTCCATCACAATGTCTTAGTTTACCTTCATTGTTAGGTAACTGTACTATGATACCAAATGCATCAGTGAAATCTTCTAGTGCTATACTGTCATCTAGATCTATAAGTTGTATCTTTATATCTAACGGTTGTGCTCTTGTCTTTAATACTTTTAATGTTTGTGGGAATATCTTACTATCAACTAGAAATGTATTCTTACCTTTCTGCTGTACCATTATCATTGCTTCGGCAGCAGCAGTTCCTTCATCCAATAAGGATGCATTTGTAATTGGTAGTCCTGTTAGTTCAGTTATTAATGTCTGATAATTAAATAGTGCTTCTAATCTTCCCTGAGAAATCTCTGCCTGATATGGAGTATAAGATGTGTACCACGCTGGATTCTCAAAAACATTTCTCTGTATGACAGACGGTGTAATTGTTCCATAGTATCCTTGTCCAATTAGACACCTCCTTACTGTGTTAAATGATGATATGCGTTTGAGTTCTTGTAGTGCTTCATGCTCACTACAAGGTTCTGGTAGATGTGTGTCACCTCCTCTCAATAGTATTGAGTCAGGGATAACGTCTCGTATGAGTTCATCTATATTAGTAAGACCCAGATCGTTGAGCATCTGAGTCTGTTCTTCTTCGGAAGGACCAATGTGTCTTCCTATAAATTCTGTCATTCGGGTAACATACTTGGGTTGGAGATCTCCTCTTCGAGATCATATACGATAGGGTGCATTCCCTCCAAAATAAGATAGCAAGACCATTGATACATCTGTTCTAATGTAATCTCTGGATTATTATTTGCTTCTTCAATTATAAATGGGTCTGTATAATCAAACCGATCTTCTTCAAATGTGAATGGTGTCCCTTCGATCATGTACATAAGTACAATACCGCAGTCTTTTAGATTACAATATGCGCTAGTAATCCTGTATTTCACGTCCTTCCTCCTCCATCATAGACGCTATCTGTTTTTGAATGATGTCCATCGCTTCTCTAACAGTGTATGCTCTTGAACTATGTATATACGAGTGGTCCTCGTAACCGAACAAAGTCCAGTGCCATGTGTGGTCGTGTTCACTATACCACATTTTTATATCAACTGTTAAGTTCTTTCTTGATTTCGTTAAGTTCTTCTGTGACATACTGTTTTACTCCAACTGGATCAGGTTTGAAGTCCTGTGGCATACCAATCTCAGGTAATTCTGGATTAACATGCTCATACTTATCAACAAACTCTGGAACAGGAACTAATAGTACTGATGGTTTGCCTTCTTGGACAATCTTTATTGTATGTCCTCTTTCACACATTGTCAAGCATAGATCAAATCCTTGCTTAACTTCGTCGATCGAGAGTTCAATTAGTTGTGTTTTCATCTCTGATAAACTCCTTCTTTTCGTAATCAAATCTAGGGTGTGGTTCAGCAGGAACCCAAGGTTTCTTAGATTCGTTTGCAATAACAATAAATCTGTCAGCAGCAAATGTGCCTGACATACTAATCTTAATCTCATCACCATCCAACCAGTTTATTGTTCCATCCTTTTTGGTATGGTTCATCAACTCTTGGATTTTGTCGATCATTTCTTGTGTAAGTTTCATTAGAATGTGTAAGTACGTCTTTCAGATTCTAAGTTCTCTTGTAGGAACTCAGACATTACAGCAAATCCAACACCACCTTCTGAGGTGAACTCAAACTTAACTTTCTGTGAGTATCCTTCTTCATCTAACACTTCAATAGTGCGTGTTCCGAAATGGATAAAAGCATGTTCAATTAAATCATTCATTAGTTTAGCATTACAGGGAGTCCATAAATCTGTGTAGGTCCAAGGGCACTACCCAGAGCAGCAAGTCCAGTTCCAACTCCATAGGAGACAAGTCCTGTTGTTACTTGATTTATTATAGCACCTGATCCCGCAGTTACGATCTCCCCTATGCCACCTGTCGGATTGGCAACCAGTGTCATATGTGCACCTGGGGAACCACCTGTTACTATGTCTGCCATTGCAGCAGGGGTTGCTTGACCAACTGACATTCTTATTTGTGCAGGGGGTGTGGGACCTGGGAAAGGTAAATCCATCGTAACATCTACGATAGCACCTTTAACTAAACTATACTGCCCAGTGACCACACTTGTCAAGGCAGATGAGAATATGCCAACAATATCAAAACGTCCACATGCTAAGAAAGATGTGATCCAGTTTGTCTCATTGATTATCTCACCAGTTGCTTTGTTTGTTAATGCTTGACATGAATTGTTTATCTCTGGTGCATCAAGACTGATAGCGTTAATACCTTTAAGATTAACTCTTGATCCTTGAATTGTAATATCACCTTGATAACTTATATCATGGTCTCCTGCTTTGGTCTGTACAGACTTCGCTTCTTTCTGTCCTGACTTTACATTAAAGTGTGATCCACCACTAGGTGTCTGTACTGCATCTGGATCATCATTACCCTGATCATTCCACTTAGACCCTTTGGCAAAGAAACTAGAATCACTTGCTGCTTTTGCTTTTGCCCCAGGTCCGTTAGATGTATGCTCGTTCATTGACCCTGCAACTTCAATATGGAAGTCACCCATGACTTTTAGATAGTAGTCACCTTCAACAGTGTGAACATGATTACCTTTAATATTGTGTACTAAGTCACGTCCTATGATCTTAGTGTCATTGTTGGGTATATTATAGTGTACGTTACCACGCTTATCTTCAAATGATGTGACACCACCTGGTCCAGATCTTACTCTCTTTTCTTTTCCTGGGGTTGCATCATCTATATCTCTTGAACCATTCAAGAATGTTGCAGTCTGCATCAAGAATGGATTCATATCTTGGAAGTATGCATCAAAGATACTTGTTGACCCTTGTACACCATCAGAATGTCGTGATCCACCACCACCAAACGAATCAGCAGAGCAGTTGTTATAGTCTCCTCCCCCTGGTCCGTCAATTCCTGGGTCTGTACATTCGGTGGTGCCTAACAGTGGCATCCACCCTTTCGCCCTTGGTTTTCGACTCTTCCTCCCACACGACGTGAACTGTGCAATGAATCCGATGATTGCAGCGATGATATCTAAGATGCTGCTAAAATTCAATGCTGTAAAATCAACAGAGAATATACTACTGATACCATCAGCAATATTCTTTAAGTTCTTAAATGTATTGATAGCAGACAATACTGTGTTTGCTATCTTATTGAATGCCCCAAGTGCTCCACAGATCTTTGATTGAATACCCTTCATTGCTCTCTCAACGAAGTCAGTAATAGATGAAATCATATCATCTACCTTATTCATAACAAAGTCCATGACCCCTTGCAAGAATCCTCCCAGATCACCAACTATGTTCGTTATTGCCGAGAGAAATCCTGGGACTGGTTTACAAAATATATCTTGAATGATTGACTGTATAATGCTCATGATCTGTTTAACAACGATCAATGGAACAAAGTTACTGACTGCCTTCATTATAAGATCAATCGCCATTTGCATCTTCTGTGCAAGAAACTCTTTCAATGGTGCTAACATACCACTAATACCATTAGTGATAAAGTTTGTAAGGTTAGTCAACTGATTAAGTGCTGCCTTACCCTCCATGATCTGACCTGTGATAGCAGATACCATATCGCCTTCTTCATTCATAGCGATAGATCCAAATGCCATACCAAGATCCGTCAACATACGATTTAGATCCTTCATGAATCCTTCGTTTGCTGGTCCAGTTGTACCATCAGCAATACCACCTATGTTAGATGGTACACCAATAGGGTTAGTATATACGTTGAATGGTGTCTCTACTTCTGCTCTATTAACTACACCACGAGATACTTCTTCACCACCTGTTGCAGATCCTGGGGTTTGACCTTGTGCCTTTACATATGGGTGACCAGAGAATGCGTCCTGATTATTCTGACCTTTCTGAAAAGAGGTGTTTGTTGCATTCTTATCAGCGACTTCATTGTTTGCAATGATAGTACGAGACATCTGGTTTGCTGTGCCTCTACCATCTTTTGTTCCTTCTACATGCTTAAACGTACGGAAAGCACCTAGCACACAAGGTAGTTGTGCTTCTTCTCCATCCAAGAAGAAACCGAGAACCTCTGCCCCTGGTTGTAATTCTGTTGTTGTACCACCGTTCTTAGTTTGTGGTTTGTCTGTTGGTAGTAGGACAGTTGCCCATGGTAACATTTCCGTTGGAAGTGTTTGTAAGTAACTATCTGAACCATCATCTTTTGTTCTATTACCAGTATACCAACCGATAATACGAACACGAACTCTACCCAACTGGGCAGGATCCATGTGGTCTTCTACCTCACCAATCCACCAGTGAAATCCGTCTCTGCCTGCGAAGTCAGTTTTAGTTCCTAGTGACATTTGTTAAATCGTACTCCCTTTCAGTATTTAGACGTTCAAAACGGAAGAGTCCTTCCTCCTCCTCTTTACCCCATCTAAACTCTCCTGTATCTATATCTATACCAGTATCACGAGACTGATATAGAGTGCCATTGAATGATATCTCACTCTTGACTCTGGTATTCCTAAGAATACAATCACCCCTCACTTCACCAAACCACCAACCACCATGGTAACCCCATTGTAGTTGACAACCATCTGTCTGTGTATCTATATTGAATGCTGACGTAATGACAGTGTGTTCATCAATATATTCACACGTTAAATGGTAGTGCCTGTATGCAGTTTCCTCTGTCTGGTAGTTATACCATTGCTTCAAATCTAATGTGTTCTCTGCAAGTTTTTGATACAACACATTGATCTGTGGCCATTTAGTAGGGTTAGTAAATGCCTGTTTTCTATTACGAAAATGTCCAAGTATCATGGACTCAAAGAGTGAGGTCATACCATCCTGTAATAATCATTTTCTCTTCGTTGGGTGCTGGGCATCCTTTATGAAAATGCGTCCAGTCTGCTGGCCAAATCAATGTCAGACCTTTGACTGGTTTCACTTTGCATTGCTGATACTCAAAGAATGTTTCACCACCCTCTTGTATATCATTTAGGTAAGTCATCCATGCCATGATCCTGCCTGCACACTGTGGGTGTGCATCACCTCGTTCGCAATGTAATGAATGAAATCCCCCACCTTTGGGGTACCACTGTATATTAAAATCTTCTAACAAATCCCATTTAACAGTTTTCAGAGTATGATAATGATCAACATATTCCTTCGTTACCTCTGCTAAGGCATCAATATATGCAGTTATTCTTTTGTCTTTGATATATCTTGGAAGGGTTAAATCAAGGGAATCTTTTAGATCCTTGTTAATACCTTTACCTGTGTGACCTTCTTCTTTTGCCAAGTAGTCACAATTATCCCAGAAGTCTATGACTCCATCTACTACCTCATGATCTATCTTTGATCCACCGATAAAACTTTGCGGTGCATCAACATCAATAAACATACTTTAATCGTCGTATACTAGACACTCAGGTTCTTCTGGATGCTGATCACACCATAGTTCAAGTGCATTAGGATCATGGTGATCTCCTGCTTCTATCTCATCTTTATGATGCTCTGCGTAGTCTACTAGATCATGTAGTTCTTCTTTTGCATGTCTGCGTGCAGCAGGATTTGCTAGGGGATCATCAACGATGTTCTTGTCCTTTTCTATGTGGTCTTCTATGCTTTTCATTTTATTAACTCAGTATTTACTACTATTTATTATAGCACTATTGTTTAGTAGGTGGCAAGGAACCCCTACACAAATAGAGTTCTGTGGTGATTCCCTCTTTTTTGTATGTGTGTTTCAGTCCTTTGATTAGATATTTACCAGAATATGTCTGATCTCTTATCACTTTTGTCTTACCTTTCTGCTGTGATGATGGTAGTACAACTGTAATGACATCCCCTGATGCTAGTGATGTATTTCCAGGGACTTTGATAGTGAGAGAGTGCGTGTTCAGTAGTGACCAACGTGCAGCAGAATATGTTGCAGCAGTTAGAACACTCTCATCTGCATCATCAGCACCACCCTTCGGTGCATTTGCTGTCTGATTAGTAAATCCAGGTAGAATCTTGAACTTAGTTCTTGTGGGATACAGACTTGTATACAATTCTATATGTTCTTTCTTGTAGGGTAAACCCTCATGTAGTTTAGATGCTTTACTGAATACTTTTAACAAATTAGATACAAGAGGTCCACTAATTGTTCCTGCTGGTTTACCTTTCTTATCTTTGTTCATCAACTGCATGTCAGTTAGGTTCTCTTTACTACCAGTTGATGTTGGTTTCCATGAGAATGATGTATCATTACCAGCGTTATTAAATGTTGCTGTTCCCTCTGAATCATATAACTCTTTCAACTGTTCATTAGATAATGAAGCACCACTATTATTAGCAGTGTATGGTTTGTTGAGTTTTATATAATTATCAAATGATGTAGATGATGAAGCACCAGCATTAGGTACATAACTGTCTGTCATCTGCGCCATTACGATACCATATGTGCATTGTTTATACACACCAGAACGTAACTTATCTAATTGGTTTGCTCTCTCAGGATAAACCACTGACTCTATTTGATAGAAATTCTTTCCTGGATCGTACTCACCAACGTTTGCTTGTGCATAAGTATATGTTGCTTTGCTTTTCTGTTCACATAGCATGTCCATAGACTTAAAGTTCCACCCATTCCTACTCTCCCAGAATAAGAAACCACTTTGCTTCTTACCTTTACCTGACTGTCTGCTGCCTCCCTTTGTTCTACTTACCTTATCAGATATGTAAGCAATCAGATCCACAGGTCGCCAGTTAGGTGATAATACATTTAGATTAGTATGTGCTTCTGCATGTATCTTCTTAGATGAATTCAAGTGACTTTTAATCATACTCTTAACTATATCTGTCTTACCAGATACAGGTCCGAACTGTCCAAAGGCACGGTTTGCTTCGTTCTCATATATCTCTGGTGATGCACAATGTAAGGTATATAACTTTGATCTTTCTCGTTTTATTACGTTACCTATCTTGTATATCTGCAATTCAGTCTTTATCCTACTATCCTTTGCCAACTCTGATTCAAATGTAAGATGTATTATCTCACTACCTAATAACTCCTCATCAAAGTTGATAGTATCTAAGAGAGTGATATCACATCTCACGAATGCAGAATCTATTGACTCATACCAGTGGTATTCTGCGATGAGTTCTCTAATGTCTACCTTATTCTTTTCACCAAGTAAAACATCAACTTTGGTTAGTTTATAACTCTTAGCAGTACTCATAATATCTCAACTGGTTTAGATGCAATGTCAGCAAGAAGTCCGAATCTTGGTTTGATGTAATCATTAGCAGGGATCTCATATGGTTTGCCACCTCCTGTCACTATTGGTGGTGGTGCTGGTGCTGGTGATGTTGTATCTATTGGATTTAAGTCTCCTGCTATTACTTGCATTGCTGACTCACTTGATTCTACATCGTTTAATGCATTATTGTTTATAGTATCACCTGTCGTCTGACCTTGTACTGCTGATAACTGCTGTACATTTGTGTTTGTTATATTGTTTGTAGTGTTATCGTTAAACACTGGTGATATATTTGCCTCTTGGAATGCTGATTTAACTGCACTAGAATACTGAGTTCCCTTTGTACCAAAGGAATCTGCACCTACTGTGCCTTCGGTAATATGAATCTTAGCACCCTGCCATCCTTGGTTATGTGCATACGCTAGTATCTCCATCTTTCTGAGTGAATCTGCTTCTGCATATTCTTTTATTCCCGAAAGATAGTTGTGGTTAGCGATAGTATATCCAGCAAACAATCTCTCTTGTAGAGTTCTATTGTTTCGGAACATAACACGCATAAACTTCTTAGGATCTTTATCATGACCTGGGTCTTTCATACCCATGATGCGTGCACCATCTGTCTTAGCAAGTTTACCCATCTGGTATCTGCCATCATAGTTATCATTATTACCACCAAATACTCTATACTTACCACTTGACTCTATGTCAGCAATAGTATTTCTGAATGTATCCCATGTCTTTTTATCTGCACCTATTTTGCTATTAATTTCTTTGTAAGGAATCCTTGGTGTTGCTATTGTATTACCAATCGCTTCTAGTAATCCACCCCCTGCCATAGGTGCAACATTGAATCCAGCAGACTTTGCTTGTAACAGTCTGGTGTTAGTCAACCCTGGGTTTGTTCTTGTTGCTGGTGTGTCATATGGTATAACAAATGCTTGTCCAAGTGGTCCACCACCCACTGCCATCTTCGGTGCAACATACTCTGTACCATGTCCTATGAATGATGTAGATCTACCACCATCTAATGATACTGGATATCCAGACATAGGACCTTTGATCCAACCACCCTTAGCAAATTTTGGTAACGCTGCCTGTTCTTTTTCTAATTGTTCATATAGTTTCATATCATTATTCCCTAACGCTTCACTCATCATTTCTTCAAGATCTGCATATCTAATAGATGCTTGTGCTTGCTCTTGCGTCATACTACCACCTGTCACCTGTCCCGCCTCAACAACAGAATCATTCTTTGTACCACTTTCTTCTTCTACTGGTTTTTCTAATTCTTTTGACACATCTCCACCACCACCTTGGAGAAACTTACCAAATCCTAGACCAGAAATCACTGCTACTAATCCATTAATCATACCACCAATACCAGTCAAGAATGATTTTAATGTCTTCATCAACGAACCATTCTTGAATTTATCCAGAACACCCTTAGCACCACTAATACCCATCTTCACTAGATTTACAGGTGAGAAGAACATTCCTAGTCCTATCATGAACTTAGCAAATTGGAATATCTTCTTGTATAAATTCATCTGGAACTTAAATGATGCCAACCCAAAACTCACCACAAACCCAGCAACTTTGCCGAAGAACTTAATCATATGTCCTACACCTTTGATAAGACTTTCCATCTTCTTGATTGAATTGGGATTAGACATCCAATTCAGTACTTGATAACTTATAAACTTAGAAATAATACCAGCAAAGAAAGTACCTATCTTTGATAAGAAACCAAATGCTGACTTGGCAATCTTTTTCATGACAGGAACACTTTGCTTTAATACACTTTTCTTTTCTTGTTTACCTTCTGATGCTGCATCTGCTTCCTTTGCTGCCAGTGTTTTCGCATCCTTTGCTGCATCGTCTCTTATCTTCTTCTCTGCTTCTAAATGATCTTTCCTTTTATCAAGTAACCCCTGCATATCTGACATAGATTTCAAGGAATACTCTTGGAATGAATCTTTTAAAGATTCTGTAACCACTGCAATACTATTAACAGTAGCACCCAAACTATTAATTGCACTAATATTCTTAGAGAAATTGATAGTAGGTTGAGTGACAACCTTATCTCCAACCTTAACTGTGATGCCACCACGCGACATCTTGCCAGGGTTTACCATTTTGTATAGTCTTGCTTTTGCCATTATGTGAGTAAGGGACTAGGAGATTTAGTTAAATCAATAACTTCTGGTGTTGGTGTAGGTACAGAGCGTATTATCTGCTGTCTCATTACCATAAGTCTTGTATTTGTTGTAGACTGTTTACTTCGTTGAACTTTTGCTTTTGAAGTATCGGTAAGAGTACTTACCTTGTTATTTATTGATGATGATGGTGAAGTTGTAAGTTGCTTTGGTGTAACCCTTGGATCAATGATGGGTTGAACCATACTTGTCATAGGTTGTGCTTTCTCTTCCTTATTCTTAATATTATTAGTCATCTCTGTATAGAGATTATTCCATACAGTTGGTTTACCTTTGATCTGACTACTTGTATCTTGTTCTGGACTTACAAGACCACCCTCTGCACGAGAGTCATAAGAATCTGATGAAGTTATCTTGTCACCCTTCTCATTTGTCATGGTAGTCTTCTTACTCCATGTAACAGATCCTGGTCCTTGGGAATCTGACATATTCTTCAACGCTACCAAAAGTTTCTTCGCTCTCTCATCACCACCCTCTGCCAAAGTGTTGACTTCTCTAAGACTAAGTTTCTCAGTATCATCACCACCAAGACTATAAACTTTCTTATCAAGAGGGTTTGTTTTTATATCGTTTACTCTGTCATTAAATCCACTCTCTTCTTTGTATCGTTCGTATTCTTCTCTATTTTCCTTTCTCTTCTCTACCTCTGGATCTCTAAGTATTGGTCTCGGAGTCAATCCTAATGCATTAGCAAGTGGGTCTTCTATTTCTGTCAATTTCTTAAATCCAGGCATTTTACCTAGACCTCTTAGTAATTGACTACCAATAAATTCACCCGCCATACCTCCTGCTGCACCTGTAATAAATCCAGGGAAACCACCGAAAGGTGAACCGATTGCAAAACCAGCAGCATATCCCAGTAGTCCAGATGTTGCACTTACAATAGCATTGATAGGAGACTCACCCATACCATAGTCTATGAGTCCCATGACTGCTGCTATAACTTTATCAATACCACCTATCTTTACTCTTCCTTTTGCTTCTTTCAAGAACTTAGATAGGTTTGCCATTTCCTTGCTCTTCATCGCAAGTTTAACATTCTTCAATGCAAAGTTCTTAGCATTCTTTAATCCAGTCTTTGCATTTTTAAGAGACAGTACCTTCTTAATGTTAGGGTTCTTTTCTATAATAGGTTTAATGGTACTCTTTATCCTCTCCATCACAGGTTTGAACATCTGCTGTGGATTCTTCACCATGTCTTTCAACTTAGCAATCTTCGATCCTTGTTGCTTACCCCAATCAAATACACCCTTTCCTGCTTTTTTTGCAATGTTTTTAAACCTACCAAAGTTCTTAGTGGCAAATTCACTAGCACCTTTGTATAGATTTTTACCTTTTGATATTGCATCTGATGCAAATTGCTTTCCTCTACCTAGCAATGACCTACCTTTTCCTAGCAGTCCCTTGCCTTTTCCCATCATATTCTTACCGAACTCACCTATACCCTTACGCATGTTAGACATGCTGGTACCCATATTCCTAACACCCTTGATGACACCCTTTGCCTTTGATATTGACTTCTTAACAACACTACTACCTTTTGCTTTTAGATTCTTTGCCTGTGCTAACTTCTTCTTACCGAACTGTTTAAGTTGATCCTTTACAGAAACCTTACTACCAGTAACTTTTGCTTTTGGTTTACCCTTTATCTTTCCACCTTTTCCTCTTGTTACCTTTGGTACGTTTGGTTTTCTTTGGAAGAAGTTCTTGATCTTTTTCAGTATGTCACCAAGTTTCTTCATCTTCTTATAGTCACCTACAAGTTTCCATGGCATCAATACTCTTGTTGCTGCCCATAGTGATGCTAACCCACCAAATATCTGTAAGACACCAAACATCTTATCAAATACTTTACCTATGCCTTTACTGTCTGGGTTGACACCAAATACTCTGGTGACACCATCCATCACTGTAAATAGACCAAAACCACCTATCTTTGCAGCAAAACCTACTATGCCACCTATTACTTTTAATACTGTCTCTGCTGCTTTTATATTATTAGGATTACTTAATAAATCAAATGCTTTATATGCCACGAATGCTGTGACTGCTTTTGCAAGAAAATCAACAATCGGTGCAAAACCTTTAAAGATGGTCTCTAACCAACCATACTCCTTCTTTTCGTCTTTTGCTAAGTCCTCACCGTCTTTCTTAGTTTCTTCTTCATCACCCTCATCAACTTCTTGTGCATCTTCGGACTTTTTATCCTTTTTCTTACCTATCTGTGTATATGAAGTCAGAGGTTTGATTATGTCAGAACGATGTAGATGCTCATCGTCTAGTTGCTTATGTTCTTCTTCTGCAAATGCAGTAGCAGCATCTGCATGAACCATCATGACCTCTCTGAGATCCATGACTATTGAACCAAAATATGTAACTGCTCCACCTAGTCTATTCTGACTGACCAAAAGAGGACGCATCGCTTTGACCAGTGGTGATTTACCACCTGGTGCTTTGACGCTGACATAATTTCTTAGGGTTGCTGCCACTAGATAGAGGTCCTATTCTTCTGTTGTTGTTTCTTGATTCTCTCTTCTTCTTCACGCAAGTGACCTATTAATAGGTTCACATAGACATCACGTTCCCAAGGAATCATATCATTCAATTCCGTCAGACTATACTTGTGATGCTGCATTAATGCAAAATTTGTCTTATAGTGATTCATAAGACTGTCATGCATTAATGCTATCCGAAAAAAGCAGCAAGTCCTTCCAACTTCACTTGATTAACAACTTTGGTGTTAGGATTCTCTACCTCTAACGTATGAGTTAGTTTCGGCATAGTCTCAAAGAAATTCTGAATCTTAGTAAACTGCACATTGTTCATATCACCTATAAAGTCCTTTGCTTCCTTCGCTGTGAAAGAATCATAGATCTCATCTCCATCATATACTTTGTCAATACAATCTGCTGCGAGAGCAAATACATCTTCAACGTCTGGATTGTCGACCATATTACGATCAACGAACGCATCCAGTGCAGGATACTTCATCTGTATTTTGATGTCGTCACTTAGTGTTATAATAGTCTTATGACCTTTTGGTACATCTATTTGGACTTGGTTTAAGTCAAGTGTGACTTCTACCTCTGTCTTACCGTCATCTTCACATACTACTTTAAACTCACTCTCTTCTCCAACTGCTTTGGATCTAATCTGTAAGAACAAGTATTCTAGTTCAAATGTTGGTAGACTATCTACACTTTTCAAATCAGTACAAGATTTTAATATATTCTTGACCGCCTTGATCATTTCTTTCTCTTTCTGTGTCTCCATTGCGAGATACAGTAATTTCTCTTCTTTTACGAGAAATGGTCGAAAGTTGACCTTTTTCCCTGTGACTGGTAATTTACAGTCATACTCAGGCACTACAAGTTTTGGTAATGGCATGATGAATTTATAATATCAATTTTATTTATACCAGTTACACGAGAGTATTTCCAGAAGGTTCAAATGACCCCTTAACTCCACCCCATTTATATTTGTTTCCAGGGTCATTGAATTGTTTCTTATACTCTTCTATGATGTAATCTCTTACACTATTATCTTCAAACGCTGCTTTCATTATATCACCCTTCTTATACTTAGTCCTAGGTGCTAGATCATATGGATTAGTTTGATCCATTCTATATCTCTCAAAATAGAATGATACATCCAACTGCATCAGATCAGTTTGATCATTACTTAGTTCTACCTGACTCACGTTGAAAGGAAATGCACCAAATATCTTAAATACAGCAGTCTGTTGGTGTCCTCTTGCTCCATTCTCATACTTTTTGATAGTAAGGTCAGACACATAGTCGTCATAGAATGCTACTGTATTATCAGAATCTGACGCTGTGTGATGACTCCACTGTTCATAGAAATATCTGTGTCTCTGGTCTTTTGTAATTATGAATTGTATATTGATCTCTGAATTAGTCTGTCCTGTTGCAAATCTTCTGATCATACCTATATTGTTTATCTCACCAGTTGTAACTGCTCTACTAGGTAGAGAAACATTATTAGCATAGTAATTAAGACTATTCACCGCTATTGATCTATTAACAGGTTCATATCTATTTGTACCAAATATCTTTGGTTCTGGTATTATTACCTCATATAAGTTAGTAGTCGCAGGCATGTTTGCACCTGAGTAACTTATATAATCTTTAAATTCTTTGAAACTATTCTGTTTCACAATCTACTCCAAATGAAACTACTAGGTATCTCAACGTATACTCCACCAATCCGTCTAACAAACTGTTCACATGGTATAGGAACGAACTCTCGGAGATCAGCAGGAGGAACTAACATAACATTAGACGCTCTTCCTAGAAAGTATTTATGATGGCAACGCATAGGATATGCAATAGAACCACTGCCCCATGTTTTTGCAATGCTTTGACGTGCTGATGGACGTAGATAATGTAAGTTACCACCTGAGAATTGACCCTTTAAAGGATCAATGTCTATAACAAGTGTCATAGGGAACTGATCATAGAAGGGTAAGGTCTCTGTTGCTGCATTGTATGAATAATAGATGACATCACCAACCTTAAAGTCAAGAGGTGGACTTAAACGCTCTAATAAGTTGCGTCTATACCACTCTTTATTCTTTGCTTGACCTTGTGTTGCATCTTTGATGTCTGAGAATATGCTCATACCTTTAACTCATGTTCTGTGAGTATCTTGAAAGTCATACGTCTGTCTTTGCAGTATTCTACTGCTGCTTTCCACTTTGCTTCATTTACTGCGTATGTCTTGATTTCAGTTATATACTTCTTTGTACGTCTGCGTTGTTTATTGGGAGGTGTCGTCTGCTTATTAGGTTTGACCTCAATAATAAACTTCTCCGTCCTCCCAGTTTTAGTCCTCGCTCGGACGTAAAAGTCTGGGAAATAGCGATGCACCCTCCCATCAAGAGGACTGACATAAGGTATAATAACCTCCTCCGAACCCCATTCGACGACATTTTCATTCTTGTCGCACCATACCATGAACTTTCTTTCCCATAAACTCCTATAAATAATGGTAGTAGGATCTCCCTTGTATTTATTTTTGTTAGTAGGTCTATAACGTCCAGAGTATGCCATGTCAGCAAAACAACGATTAATGTATCCAAATACCGTTCCGAGAGGACCGAGTAGTGGTGATGAAGAGATAAGTCCTGATGCTCAGTTTGATACTGAGGTGATAGATTATCTAAAATTCACTATCTATGACCCAGAAAGAGGAGCAAATCCCTATAACTATGTAGCAGGACCCATGGGCGGTGGGAAAGGTGCATTACAGGATGGTGGTGGAAACTTCAATCAGAATAGCATATTTAAAACAATATATC